TGTACCTGTATAGTTTATTCTAGATAAAGCAGGGATTAATAGAGGATTAAATGTTGCATCGTTTGGATATCTTGCTGTTGCCATTATCTACCTCTCATCGCTTTTCTTACTTTACCGTTGTTTTCAATATCTTTTACTACAAGATCAATAATAAGTTGTCCCATATCATTTCTGACTGTTGAAGATTCAACCTGTTGTGCAGTGCCATTATTTTGTACATTGACTGTAACTGGAGGAGTTTGTCCGTTCATTTTACCTGTTGCATTTAACTGATTAAGGGCAGAACCTCCAATAGCTTTTGCAGCTGGCTTACGAATCACAAACTCGCCTGGTTCTAACAAAGCAGGAACTCTGTCGCGAAGAGTATTTACAGGTCCTCCTTTTGCAAAACGCATAATACCACCATAAGGATCTACTTTACCACCACCAGCAAAACCAAATGATGCTGCAGCCTTTTGTGCCATAATACGAATAAACATTTCAAGAAATGCTGCAATAATAGCCTTTTTAAAGTCGCCTGTAGCAGCGAGCACACCTGCAAAAGCAGCAATGGTAGTGCCTTTTACATTTTCCATAATTCCTGAAACTCCTGAATTAATTTCTGCTCCAATCTCTTTAACACCTCTCTGCCCATCACCAGCAGCACCTGATTGAAGAGCTTGTGTTTTAGTAGCTGAACCATCTTCTGATTTAGATTTTATCAAAGCTGTAGTAAACTTGTCTTTTGCTTTATCAACATAAGAAATGACTAAATCTTTGATTGGTTCATTGATTAGATTGTCAATAAAGGCTTGTTGAATATCTAAAAGAAGATTAACAAATAAAGTTTTCACTCCTTCTCTGAATGTTTTTGTGGTAAGAGTACCTTCATTAATAGCTTTAAAGAAATCATTTACTGAACCAGTTAAAGTACCAGAAATACTAGACTTCAAATCATTAGCAATGTTAGTAATTAAATCAAACTCTTCTTTTAACTGACGAACTTTTTCTTCGTGATTTAATAATTCAAGAGCTGCCTCTTTATCAAGGTTCTTGATAATATTATCAAACAGTTGTTTTTCTATATCTTGTTCAATTGCTATATTAGCTAATTTTTTTACAATAAGATCATTAGCATTTTTAATATCATTTATTGCAGCTTGATTTTTTTCTGATCTTAGTTGGTTTTGTAAGTCTCTTTCTTTTTCAATTAATGCAGTTACCTCATCATATAAAGATATTTTTTTATTTAACTCATCTCTAGTAATTTCGCTTTGAGCTTTTGAGTTTTTAACTTGAAGTTTATAAGTATCCATAATACCGTCTTTAGCATCTTTAATATACTCATCTAAACTTTGTCCTCCAATATCAAGACTGATTTTACCTATGTCTGGAAGTTCAACTTCTTTTATTATACCGATAGCTTTTAAAAGTCCATTAATTATATCTGACTCAGCTTCAATTAATTTTTTTCTACCTTCTAAGTAGCTTTTTGCTAATTCTATTTCTCCTTTTAGTAAAGAATAGTTTGCCTCAACTAATTTTAGTTCTGCTAATCTGTTATCTTTATCTGCTTCGATTTTAGCAAGGTTGATTTTTTCTTGAGTATTTAATACACTTATTTGCAATTCAAGAGCCCTTCTTTCGTTTGCTCTTTTCTTATCTTCTAGTTCTTGTAAAGGAAGAATTATTTTATTATATTCAAAATTATTTTCTTTTCTCAATGCTGCAATTTTTTCATCATTAATGTCTTTTTCTGCTTGTAACATTTCCATTCGATTACTGAGTTCAACTTTTTTCACATCATACTCAAACTGAGCAATAGCACGTCTTCTTTCAATATCATTAAGATTATTTTGATTTTCTACCTCTAATAGTTTCATTCTAGCATTAAACTGATTTTGAGAAGTAGAAGTAGCAGCCTTTTCAACTTCTATTCTAGCATTTAAAAGCGCTTTTTGATCATCTAATTCGCTAGTAATTTGTGTACCCTCTAGCTGTGCTCTTGCTAGCTTACTTTGCAAAGACTCTCTTTCTTGGTCAAGTTGTAGTAAATTTTTATACTGTTCTAACTCTTTTACTCCTGCTTGATTTCTTGCTTTTTGTAGCTCTAAAGAAATTTTTTCTCTATTAATACGCTGAATTCTTACATCTAATAATTCTTTTTCAAGTTTATTTTGAGATACAAGCGCATTTACAGCAATTAATTTGTTTTGAAGTTTTAGAGCGTCAATCTGTTGTTTCATCTGTATAGCTCTTTTTTCTTCTATTAGTCTAATCTTTTCTAGTTTTGCAGGTAATTGAATAATAATACCTGCTTGAGCTTTAAGGGCTGCAATACCAGCCTGATAAATATTAACTGTATCGCCATTTAAATTTTTACCTTTTTTCTGTTCATCATTTAAAGTATTAAAAGCATCAATAGTTTGTTGTAAGTACTTAACTCTATTAGCCTGTTGTTCTGCGGCATTTTTAGCTAGAGAACCGTCTATTCCTAAAACACCTTGAGCAATAGCAGTATCGACTGCTCTAATTTCTTTAGAAAAAGATTCTCTAAATGTTTTTAAGTTTTTTTCCGCTGCTAATAGTTTCTCAGTTTCTTTACTTTGTGTTTGTATTCTATAAGTTAAAAATAGAATACTTTCTGCTAATGCTTTATTTTGTCCACCAGCAGCTTTTTGAGCTTCTTCTAATTCTTTTAATATATTTTTATATCCTAAAAGAGTTTTTGCTGATTTCTCAGCAGTAATAGTTCCTGCATTAAAGGCATCATCATAAGTAGTTTTAAGATTCGCTAGTTTAGCTTCAGAATCGAATACTACTTCACCAAATTCTGTAAATCTAGCTACTCCGTCTTGTCCAACCTGTCCTATTGATTCACCTAATATTAGAATTTCTCCAGAAGCCTCTCTAGACAATCTACCAGCGTCTTTTATTTTTATAATAGCAGCAGCGAAAGCTTTTTCTGATAACCCAGTGTTTTCTGCTCCTCTAGATATTTGAAAACTAAATTCTCCTAAACCAGATGATACAATTTTTAGAGCATCTTTTAAAGCATTATAAGCTAGAGTTTGTTTAGCTATATCCCCTGTACCAGTATCCATCTCTTCTCTAAGCTGTCTCATGCGACCTGTTAATTCTTTTATTTGTTCATCAACAGGAACAGCTACTGTTTTTAAAAGCATAGCTTCCCACTCATTCATAATTTCTATATTATCTACAGTAGTAGTTGATACAGATTTTATAGCTGTATTAACTAAGTCAGCATAATCAGCAGCTTCTTCAAGTCCTGCTAATTCAATCATTGATTGACTTACATCTGTTACAGCTGATACTAACCCTTTAAATCCTTTTTCTATCATTCTTTGTTCTTCACCAAGTTTAGAAAACCAATTAACTACTGAACCAATGGCATCAATACCAAAAAACTGTAATATAGATTGTATTGTAGTTACTGCAAAAAACAATAGATTTAATTTAGATAGCGCAAACCCTACTGCAGTACCAAATGCTGTAACAGCTACAGAAGCTACCTTAGTGCTTTTAGCTAAAAATCTGGAAGCTATTCCAGCTTGCTGTTCTGCCAAGGTTAGTTCTCTAACAGTTTGTGTTAATGCTCGTGTTCTTCCTCTTGATTTTTCTAAGGCTATATTTTTCTGTTCTAAAGTTCTATTACTTGCTCTAACTGCAACCTGAAAAGCACGTTCTTCAGCTATTTGAGCTTTTAATGCGTCTCTTGCTGCTTTTGCCTCAGCTACTGAACCAATAGAACCACTTAAAACAGCTTGTTTAGCTTTTGTAGCTTCTCCAGCTATCTCTCTACGACCTGCAAAACCTCCTTGACCAACAAAGCCTCCAGCAGCTTCTGTTGCTTTAGCAGTTGTAGCTGCAAATTGTTCTGAAGTCCCTCCTAGTTTTCGAGAAAAAGATTCTAAAGTTCCTAGAGCTTTATTAAGACCAACAACAGAAGATTGGGTAAATTGTGCTACTTGTTGTGCTGCTCCTCTAAATACAAGAGTAAATATACCTCCTAAAACTAAAAGAGTATTACCAAAATCTTTTGACAAAAAAGCCACAAAAGGTTCTATAAAATTGGCTATAGATATACCAATTTTAGTAGCTAAGTCTAAGAATTTTGCGGAAAGTTGTTCGAGAGATTTTTGCGCACTGCGAGAAGATAAGTCGATTTCATTAAATTTTCTCTGACCTTCTTCAGCTACAGCATTAGCAAACGCTTGACGACGTTCAAACTCAGTTAATGATCCTACGCTTCTATTTAACGATGCTGCATATTTTTCAACAGCTGGCTCAATACGAGTAAAGATACCAATTTCGTCTAATAGTTCAGGTTCTAGTTTAATAGCACCACGAAATACACGCTGAATAGACTCAGTTAAATTTCTACCCAAAGCTTTGGATGCTTTAGTAGCTACTTCAGTTAGTTGCTCAATTTGATCTGTATTAAAACCCGCAGATAAAGCAATGTTAGCATTTTGAGCAGCTTCAGCGGCTGTTAATTGACCTTGTGTTACTTCTTGAAGTTTAGATATAATAGCATCACCACTTAATCCAATTTCAGCAGCAAGTGTACGAGTACCTCTAATAGTAGTTTCAACTTGAGCAGCGCGAGATAGTGCAGAAAAAGCCTGCTGGACTGCAAAGATATTTGCAGCTGCACCAGCATAAGCAGCAACAAAACCGCCTAAGCCAGAGGCTTGAGCGGCAAATTGTCTACCTGAAGCAGCAGAAGCTTTTCCTAAATTTTGAGAGGAACGAGTAGTACGCTCTTGAGCTTGATTCAGCTTATTGACGTCTTTAGCAGCTTTATCAAAACCTTGTGTGGTAGCTTTGGTACGAATCTCATTTATTCTACTAGCCATTAATCATCCTATCTAAATTTGGAACCAGCTTTTGCTTTTCGTTCTTCTTGTTTACGCTTTTCTTCATAAAATTTGCTATATTCTTGAATACAAATTTGAAGCATTTCAAAAGTATCTTTCCAGTTTACCATTTGAAATATTGTCATAATATCTGATAAACCCGCATACTCTTTACCTAACCAAACTCCATTCATACCTTCAACTTTATCAGGTAATACATTCATTAATACTAAAGCTTGTTGAGCCTCTAAAGATAAATCTGAAGTATCAAGAGGTTGGTCATCAAAATCTTGCCAACCCATTTGATCTGCCATTAACCAATATTGTTCTTTTGTAATACCTCCACCTACAAAATTAGACTGGAGGTATTTTATTAGTTTTTTTCCGCTTCAGCTTTTTTTGTTACTGAAAACTGTTCAAAATCATTCATACAATCAGTAATAAACTGATCAAATACAGAAGAGTTTTTAATTAGTTCAAGAGCTTCTTCTTCTGAATAGGCTACGTTTTCTTCTAGATTAACCCCTGTTAAATCAACAGGCAAGAGTTGTGGAAGATTTTTTAATTTTAAACCTTTCCATCCTCTAATTGCTTTTTTAGTATAAGCTTCTAAAAACTTATCTTGATCAATCTCTTCTTCTCGCTGACGAGTACGTTTATTAAATTTATAAGTTAAACTTTGGTTTCTAATCTTAACTAGATCTTCTCTGCTAAGATACGCAATTTTTAAAATAAAACCATCAATGTCTGGATATTCTACTTCAGTGATAGTTTCTGTTGCAATTAAATTTGAAATTTTACTCATGTTTTCCCCCTACTAGGTGTTAATATAAAAAAAGGGTGTCCATCATTATTAGCTAAAACAGAGCTGAGGGGGAAGCTCGTTGTTGCTCATGATGAACACCCACATGAAATTATTTACCCCCTCAAGTAATAATTTTATTAGTTATTATCACTTTTTACGAAGAACTCAATCTCGTCTCCAGAACCACGCTGACCTTCTTGTGCAAGGAAGTCAACAGACATTCCAAGAACATCATCAATTTGATGAACTGGAAAGTTAAACTGCACTGCTGGCATTGCAATATGGAAATATGGAGCAGTTCCACCACCAATTTGAATGTTAGCAGAGCTAGTAATTGCGTGAGACACACGAGAGTCATTCACAACTTTGTTCAAGAACTGTGCAGAGTTTGCTCTTGTGGAGTTTTCTGAAGCAGATCTTAGATATGCAGTAAATGATCCTGTGATTGTTCTAGATCCTGTAAACTGCCCAATTGGAGTGTTCAGAGCAGCTAGTTCTTCTGGTGTTAGATATGTAACATCGTTAGAGTAGCTAAAGCTTAGACCAGTTACAGGGAATGAGTATACGTTAGCGCCTTCTGCAGCAGATCCTTGATGTGAAATCTCAATAGCACTTAGACGGTTTTTAATAAAGTCAACAGTATAAGTTGAACCTTCTACGTTCATTGTTGCATAAGGATGGTGTGAAGCTGCGGCTGTAGTAGTAATAGATGCATTAGGAGTAATAGTAGAACCATCGTTGTTAACTCCTCCAAATACAGCAATAGCCTTATTTCTTGCATCGCCTGTTAATTCAACCATTTCTGTACCAAAACCACTCCAAGTAGTAGTTGCAATTCCATCAACAGAAGCATCGATTTCACCACTGTTTACAATCGCTTTCTTAACTTGGTATACAAGGTTATCAAGCTTAAAGTACATATGATTTTCTTGAGCAATAGCAAAGTTAGAACGAGTTGAATGTGTGTTTGCTGATGCTGCAGTATTTGCTGATTTAATTTTAGCAGAAGAGGTGTTAGTATCATAGAACCACACAGACTGTTCACCACCGTTTGAAGATGCAGGAGCTGTATTACTAATTAATGATTGCCATAAATACCAATCAGCTACAGGTTTTGAATTTCCTGTTTCTGCTAATCCTGTACCTTGAGAAGGATCATTTACTTCTGCTCCAGTAGGTCTTAAATATGTTTGAAAATTCCACTCCACAGGATTACGTGCAGTGTTAAATCTTTGTACACTTCTGTCTGGGTCTAATCCACTCTCTAATGAGGTGATATCTTGAACCGCAGAATCAGCAGAAAGAGCGTACCCCGCTAAAACCTCAATTCTCCAGGTATTAGCAGGAGTAAGATCAGCAGCTGCTGTTGAAGTCAGCGACAAGTCTTTTATTGAGTAAAAGACTGTAGTATTTCTTTGTAAGTTTAGCTGAGTACCCGCCATTTTTTAACTCCTTAATTATCTAGTTCATACTCAATGATAAGTTCTATCTCACCAATTCCGTATGGTTTTACTAATCCCTCATCAGTATCTACACTGTTTATAGTTATATCTCTTATATCATATATACCAGTGTTCATATTATATATTACGTGTTCTATGTCTTGAATTAAACTATCTAATCCTTTAGATGAATCTTCCTCTGTGACATAAATTCTAAGAGTTAAAGTTATTATACCCGTGGTATTACCTAAAGTATTGTATACTCTAACCTCTTCTCCGACTTGAAAGTAGATCGAGGGGAAATCGTTTACTTCGTCTAAAAATTTTACTTTTCTAAATACATTACCATAAATATTATTTTGGAATGTATAAGATGAGTTTAAAGATGATATTGATTCATTTATCAACTTTAAGTTATTGAGAATATGATTAATAATATTTCTTCTCTGATTCGACATTATAAGTATAGCACCTGTAATTGGTTCTGGCAAACTAAATTTTTTTAAGTCCTAATAATTCTAAACTGTCTGCCGAACAATTCTTGAGCAGTTTGCCTAATCGTTGGTCTGATTAGTCTTTGTCCGACAGCATAAGGACGGGAATGAAATTTATCAAAATATTGAGATACGGGGGGATCAGCATAATAAGATATTAAACTTTTCTTATAATCAACTATAAATTGTAAAGAATTAACAAACTTACCAGTTCTATATTTTAATCCCTCAGTAGGGTTAGGATCACCTATTCTAGGCATTTTGCCTTCAATTTTGTTTCTCAAAATAGTAGTTAGTTGAATTGAAGAAATAAATCTACCAGTGTCTTTTACTGATTCTCTTCTTTTTACGTTTCCTCTTTTAATTTTACCTGATACTCTTGGAATACTACCACCAGTAGGAACTCCAAACAATATTTCAAAATCAAGTGATGGAGCGTTTTTAAATGTCTGAGTAGAAGTTTTTCTTTTACCATCTATTTTTTCTATAACCTTTTGAAACTCTTCTAAACTAGATGCTGTAACAGCTGCTCCTGATTCTGTTAATTGGTTAATTAAGTTTTTTTCAAAAGTTGAAGATAAGTTATATTGAATATTATTCTTTTTTAATTCAGTAACAAAAGGAGGAGAAGTAAAAGCAGTTTTTGGAAAAAATATATTTATTACATTAACAGAAGTGACTTTACCTTTTACAATATTTGCTTTTGAGATAAGCAAGTTTTTAGCCTTGTTATAAAACTGCATATGTAGTTCAGGATCATTATCTCTAATTAAGTTAAAGAATCCTGGACCTCCTACTTTAGCTCTGGCTGCTTTTAATACTTCTTCAGGGTTATTTACATCAAAAGATTGTTTTCCTACTTTACCAAAATCTTTATCTTGTCTTAATAATCCTGTTTGCTCAGCTTCAGTTGCTTGCAATTTAATAGCATCTAAAAGACTATTATTAAAACCAGAATATGCTGCCTGTCCGATAGTAGATCCATACTTACTACCTCTTTTTGCTTTTACTTCAGGTTGTAGTATGTCTTGTTCGTCAGTTCCAAGAATTCTAGATAAAACTCTAGCTATTCTTGGGCTTTCAATTTGTAGATCAGGAACACCGGCTACGTTTTTTGCTGCTTGTTCAGAAACTCTGCCTCCATAATATTTTGCTAGAGTTCCTTCAATTCTATCGCCCCATAACTTTTCTTGTCTAGCATTTTTAGTACCTGATAGTTGTCCCATAGCTTTAAACAAATTTGTATAATTATTTAATAACTCTGGTTCTGTAACTGTAACTTGATAAGCTATAATAGGCTTTGCCATTACATTACAATCCTGTACATTTCAAGAACTCTACGAATATGAGGAGGGAAGTTAGCACTTAATGAGTGCTGCTTACCTGATTCTCCACTTAGAGAGAATCCTGCATTTTCCTGAGTTTGTTTATGTAAAATTTTGATATAATCTAAAGTAGCAACTTTAATATCTCTTGGAATAATAGCATAACCACCATCATAAGTAATCTTAATACCAGATGGATAATCTTTAAACATAATATTAGGAATCACAGAAATATCAGGAGTACCTCTAACACCTCCTATATATCTTTTTACACCTCCAGTGCCTCCATCCCAAATATATTGAGGATCAGCACGAGAGTCATCTTTTATAGTAGAACTGTTATTAGTACCGTCTAAGTGTAGTAAAACTACAGTATTATCATCAGTTGGGTGTTGATAAGTAGGAGGAGTAAAAGTATTAGTATACTTAGCATCAATAGTTACTCTAATTTCATCAGCATAGCCTTTGAAATAGTTTTCCTCACCGCTAATATCACGTTTTCCTACAAATAGTGATGTTCCAGAAGAGAATGAAGGAACAGAGTTAGTTGTAGTCTGTGTGTCTACTAAAGCACCTTCTACAAATAATTTTAAACTATTATCTTCTCTAGTAACCGCATAATGTAAAAACGTATTTGCTCTAGAAGGATAATAAGAATTAACATTACCAACACCAGTTGTGTGATAAACATTCATAACCTCAGTGTTTGCACTTCTTGCTGTAAATTTAGCACCAAAATATGGATCAAATATTAATTCCATATAATTAGTATTACTAGAGGCTCTACTAATTAAAGTTTTGGTATTATTAAATAGTTCAGATCTAAAAAATCCTTCGATAGTAAAGTCGTCTGTTTGAAAATCAAACTTTTGATTATTAGAATCAGGATCGTTTACATAAATTGCTCCACTAGTACCATTAAACTGTAAAGAACTTTTTCCAAACTTCTTTCTTCTAGTGTTTAGAGACGCCCCAGCAACAGTTGTAACTGTAGAAGAGTCAAAATTATCAGATACAAACGAACCGTCACTACTTGGACCAAATAGTGTCATATGATTTTGTCCGTCAAATTCTGTTACTGATTTTACGCTATTGATAGGTAGTCTAGACACAAAAACCTGAGAAACTCCTCCATCAAAAGTTTCTGTATAAACATTACTTTTTATTTCTCTGCCGATATAACTTTCTACAACAGAACAAGCATAATGAATTAGATTACTTAATCTAGTATCATAAGTAGGACTATTAATTTGAAGATACTCTTTTACCTCTCCTAAAGTTACAAAAGGCACAGTTACTGATTGTGTCATAATTATACTCCTTAATCATCAAGAGTAGTAGTTTTTGATGTCTCAGTTACAACTTTTTTAGTAGTTGCGCTTACTGTTCTATTAGTTACAGTAGCAGCGGGCTTTGGAGCTTTGTGTTTTGCTCTCCACTTAGCTTTCATATCTTCTTTATCAATTCCTGTGTAGGTTAGCATTTGCTCAAGAAATTCTTGATAATCACTAATTGATAATAATCTTTGAATTGGATCCATTTTTTCCTCCTAGTAAAAAGGGGTAGGCGTTGTTTTACACCTACCCCGTTGTATTAACGCCTAGTTAATGATTTAATAGTCGAAACTATTAGGAACCAGAACGTACAACCGCTGCATAAGGATACTTAGAAGCATCTAGAGCCGCACTTGAGTTCGTGGTTAGCGCTTTAAAGTCAAAGCGTGTGCTCATGTACATCGCAGTGACCTGCTGGCGTGGTTCGTACTCGCTCTCGATTTCCATGCCGCGTCTTTCAGCAATCATGAATCCAGGCTTGTAGACAAGTGCGCCGATATCATAATCAGCACCGCCAACGTTATCTAGGAATTCAGTAATTACAACTGGAATTCCGTAGATGGCGCCAAGTGAACCTGTTAAGTAGGTCGCATTTGGTCCGAACTTATCAACTGTACGGAAGTCAGACTCAGCTACTAGTGAGTTATAACCTTCAACAGTTGTTAAGTATACTAGCTGATCACCAAGCTGTAGACCGTACTTACCAAGTAGGGCACGAGCAGAGGCAATGTTAGCTGGAGAGGCTTTAGTAGAGTTACCACCAGTTTGAACGTTAAGTGCAGAAGCGCCAACAGCGTTAGCTAGCTCAACAACACCTGTGATAACAGAAGCGAATCCAGCACCACCAGAAATAGCAGCAACAGAGTTAGCTGTAAATCCAGTTAGAGCGCCAGTACCACGTAGGATCGACTTATCGATAGAACGTGCTAGACGACGAGTTGCACCAGCGCGGAGGAAGTCGATAACAGGAAGAATTGTATCTTCTTCTTCATCTTTAGCAATATGAGTTGTAGCCATAAACTTGTGTGGTGTAAACTCAACAGCTTTGATCTGGTTATTACGTCCAGAAGTTGGTACGTTAGTTGTGTCTCCAATACCAGACGCATATGTACCGTTAGCAAACTGTGCAACGTCGTCAGTGGTATCTTCATCAGCAACTGGTACTCTGAAGGTTTTTGCATCAACAGCAATACGCTCAAACATTGGAGCAATTACTAACTGCTGCTGCATCTCTTCATAAATATTTGAAGAGAAGTTAGAAAGGAACTGGTCAACAGTTGTGACATCAGCTTTCATACGAGCACCAAACTTGGTGTCCATTGGATTAGACTTACCAAGAGCGTGTGCAAGCATAACAGCTTTTGCCTGATCAGCTGAACTCCAACGATCAGAGTTACGCTGAGACTCCTGCCATACCATCTTGCTGTTCTGAAGAGCAGCAATTTCTTCTCTATATTTTTCCATCTGAGCTTTTAACTCAGCAACAGCTTCGGTCTCACGAGGAGTGTAAGCGGTTGAGTGTGTTTCATGCACGATAGTTTGTTTATCTTGTGCATCTGTTTCAGCTAAAATAGCCTGACCAGTTTTTTCGATTAACTCAGCCACTCTAGGCTCAGAGACTTCTACTGGGGCGGCTTTAGCTTCTGCTTGTTTATTTTCGGTTGCGCCTGTGTCAATAGTTAGCACATCACCTGCAGTTTGAGTAGCCATGTCGTTATTCTCCTTTTCTACGGTATTAATTTCATGCCCATGTAGTTTTAAGGCTAGATCTCTATGATCATTTTCTTTCATTTGAGAAAGTTCGTTTACCATCACATTTAAGTAATTTGCGAAGACATAATCTGAATCAGACCAATCGTCTCCGTTTGATTTTAGGTTAAGTAGTTTGTTTAGTTTTTCTTGGAAATCAAAGCTACTTACAACTCTCTCGTCACTTTTCAAGTTAAATAAAGATTGTTCAGTACCTGTATTGGTTTCCATGTAGTGTGTTTTAATTTCTTGTCTGACTGAATCAGTTAAAGTACTAATAGCTGTATTGACCATATGAATATCGTATTTAGTACCGATATCCCATGAATTCACTACAGCAATATCTTCAGCCTTAACTGTAACTATATTATCTACTGTTTTTCCATTAACGTCAACTTCTAAAAATTTAAAGTTTGGTGATTCGGCAGTAGCAATTTTAGTAATTTTAAATCTTTTTCCTTCGTACTTTACAAAGGTTTCAGTGTCTAAACTAGAAGTCTCAGCAGATAAGAGATTTACGAAAGGAATTGGCGCCATTGGGTCAATCTCTTCAAAATCTTCTTCCTCTTCTTCGCCCTGTGACATTTCAAGAACAGGTTCTGCAGATTTTTCTTCAGTGACACTTTCTTCAGAAGTTTCTTCAGTTGCTTTTTCTTCCACTTCAATTGTCTCTGTAATTTCTTCTACAGCCTCAACATCGGTTTCAGAAATGGCTTCATCAGATTTCTCTTCTAAAACGGTATCTTCTGTTTCCATTTCTTCCTCGCTTTCTTTGAAATTTTTGACGAAGTTATCATATTCATCGTCTGCTTCAAAACTTTTTCTAATGCTGAATAGTGAATTTTGATTAGCGGGTACACTGACTACACTAATTTCTAATAATTCAACATCGGTAATAGTCATAGAATCTGAGTGAGGGTCATATTTACCATCTTTAACTCTGAATCCTACTGAAAAACTCTTTAAAGCTCCATCTTTAATTAAAGTTTGAACTCCATGTAATTTCTCAGCTGCATCACTAACATTACCTTCTACATAGATGCCTTTTTTATCAACAGTAACTTTTTCTACCTTTCCAATAGGCTGATCATGTTTATGTTGGTATAATAAAACAGGGTTTTTTCTGTAGTTGTCTACTCCTTTAGCCCACGCTTGTGCAGTAACAACATCTCCGACCCTGTCTTTATCAGTAGTATTTGCGTATCCAGCAATTTTTAATCCTCTAGAAGTTTTTGTTAACTTCTTGGCTTCAAAACTACTATTTAAATAAAAAGTTTTTTCCATTTTCTTTTCCTTTATTCGTTAGCGCTAGAATCTAATGATTCAGGCCTACCTCCTAAAGAAGGGTCAACAGCGCTTCCAGTTATATTTTGAGGAATTCTTATTGAATCGTTTTCCTCGCCATCTAATCTCTCTAATCCTAAACCAGATCTTGCTTCATTTACTGTTATAATACCAGTGTTAACAAGGGTTGAATAGTATACGGCTTGTGTCTTATTATCAGGTTGTAGCGCAGAAATAGCTGTTTTATCAGGCCTAATAACTACTCCACCATTAAAATAGTGGGAAAAAGCACTACAAAATAATGATAAAAGCGGTAATACTGTGTGATTATAAAATAACATTTCGTTTGCTGCAATATTAGCATTGTTACCGCTTTTTAGGAGAACATAAGGTACTCCTAAAGATTTTGCTATGTCTTGCTGAATTCTTTCGATAGAGTTTTCAAAATCTAATTCAGTAAAACTAATATTAGAAAACTTGTCTATTTTTAACCCGCCATCTAAAATTGCAGGACTTCTAGCTCCTTTAAATAAGGAAGAGTAGTTACTTCTCCAAGCTTCTAATAATCTTTCTTTTACTTTTGGACTTAAAACATTGTCTGTTTGAAGAACAAGTCCTGGAACCGCGTTATTCTTAAAAAAGACTCTTTGAAACTCTGTCATTTGATAGTATAATTCAAATAATCTTTCTAAGTTTCTTAATTTACTGGTTCCTCTAAAGATACTTTCCTCATTGTCTGATTTAATATGAATAACTTCATCAGGAGTAAAAGTAATTCTTTCTGCTTTTGATGTTTGTCTTGAAAATCCAAAATAATCTGTATTAGTATTGTGAATTAAGTAATTGTAGTGACTAACAAAAGTTTTTGAATCAGCAACAACTTCAACATCGTTTGCAGGTAGTAAATATAATCCACCGTTCTCTTTATCATAGTAGAAAAATGCATTACCGTCAAGATAAAAATCTAAAAATGCCCTTCTGAATAAACGAGCTCTATCCTCAAAGGGATTAGGCTTAGCATTCATTATTTTGTGAATTTTTTTAGCTGCACCGCCGTCTACTATTAAAGGCACGCTTGTAGCCGCGTTTATTATGACTTCAATAGATCTATTAACAATCTCTATCTGTCTATAGGCTGATTCAAAATCAACTATTGACTCTGGTAAATTGTAAGGATCTCTTGAAGCAATAAACGGTTGAGCAGGGTTAAGCTTTTCTCTTGTAGTAAGCCTGTCAGCAAGCCAATCTCTAATTCCCATTATGTTTCTCTTTTTGTATATTTATCCAGTTAATAATTTTCTTATCAAAAGAAATAGGATAAACTTGTCCATATAAATTATGTAAAAGACTGTGGTGAAAATTACATAAAGTGTATAAATTAGTATTATTTAAGTACTCTTTATAATCTTCTTTAAATTTTATTCTTATACTCTTAATGTACTCTACATCATCTATTCTGTCAATTTTATTTTCTTTACACCAGTGATGAAAGAGCTCAGAAATAGAATATATGTGATGTAATTCTAGTTTCTCTTTTGATCCACATATATAACAAGACTCATCATATTTATATTCTTTTTTGATATAATCTCGTATATATTTTATAGGGATTCTTTTAAGCATATATACTAACTTGTCCTCTCATATTAGAATATATTGCATATCTTATAGCATCACAACAATGAGAAGTCCAGTCGTGTAAAGGTTTTTGTTTTTCCGTTCTCTCATTCCATCTATAAGCAGCCATTGAATCAAAACTATGTCTAGCATTATCAATATCAAAAGTTAACTTATCATTATCAACTAAGTTTTGAACGGATAATATACCGTCATTTACACTTTTTTGAGCATTCTCACAATAAATATCATAGTCATATGCTAAATCAGCTTTAGTTTGTTGTGCTGCAGAATCAATATAAATTGTATCAATATCCCATTTATCTGCAATTTCTTTTATGTGTTCTGCGTGTACTGAAGTAGTTCCTTCTTTTGCTACATATTCATCTACAACAAAGTATTCATCATCTTTATTTTTAGCTAATACAACAAAAGCTGTTTCGTCTCTATAACCAATATCAAGACCTGCTATAAACTCATATCTATAATCACCCGGATTTATTTCTTCAATCTGTCTTAAATGCTTATTTTCGTCAATATTATAAATTTTACCTTCTAGAGTTACCCAATCACATTCATACTCTTGACCAAATAAGTTTCGGCTCATACTTTTACGAGCTTCTTCGATATCTTTTTGATTTAGTAAAGGGTTTGATTTCCAAGTAAATCTAGCACTTCCCCACTCTTCAAATTCTGGATCTTGCCCTCTTATATAGTACTCATATAAATAATTACCTTTTCCTCGTGGTGTTGATATCCACAAACAACGAGAATCAGGAAAGGTAGATAGCGCAGGTCTTAAATCTCTAGTAAAATACTCATCATTAGGAATAATTGCCGCTTCGTCGACTATTAACAAATTAGCCGCTCTACCAATTAAGCTATCTCTATTATTAGCAGATAGAAGTCTAAAAGTACTTCCATTAATTAATCTAATGACTTTATCTTTTTGATTAAATCTGTCAGTTTCTAATGCTAAATCTCTAATTATTTGAGTAGTATAATCCCAAATAATTGAAGACAAAGAAAAGTTCGGTGCAACAACCATTACCTGTGTTCCAGGTTCTAAAAGCTTAGCAAAGGCTAAAATGGCAGCGGCATAGGATTTTCCTGTACGACGTGCTGATATATGTACCCAAAATCGGTTATTCTCTAAACCTTCAACCATTCCCCACTGGCTTTCATTCAGCTTTAAATCAAGCTGGTTTACCATAGGGATTCTATGTAGAAGTTTTTCTAAATTGATTTTAAAAAATTTATCACTCATTATCTATACATATTTAAAATAGTATAAATAAATCCAGCAAGACCTCCGATAAACATGCCGATAAAGATTAAAGTTTTTAAACTAGTTTTACCTTGAGTAGCTAATACTTTTAAATCTTGTACTTCTTCAAAAGTATACTGAATTTGCTCTTGAAGTCTTTCAAAATTTTCCATGATTTTATCATATCTTTCAGCACAAATTGCTTCATGCTTGGACAGTTCGAGTTTTGTATTTTGGCTACGTTCGTGCAATGTCTCTACATCGTTTTGAAGCTGATCTAATTCTCTTTGTGTATCCATAAGAATTCTCCAACCCCCTCGCTAATTTATTTATGACCACTCAGTTGTTTTTGTATCAAACCAATTATTAGCCATTGTTGAAACCTCTGCATCTGTCATAACTACAGGATCTGTTTCTGGATCTTCGCTCTCTGTTGAAAAAGGATTAACAGAGTGCATAGTTAATATTCTAGTATTAAAAGTTTCTTTTGTAAATACTGTTAAAGTACTAGGAATATAATGTTCTGCACTATCACTAATACATCCAACATAGGTATGATTATTTGAGTTATACCAGTAACCACCATCATCAATCCAAATTGGGGTTTTTTTATTATTTGAGCGTGCTCTTACTTTGTGAAGTTTATATTCAACTATCATTTGAATTCTCCTCTAAATCGTTTTTAGGAAGAAACAGAGCATCCTCATCATAGTGATTTCTTAAGCCTTGTAAACTCATCCTTACTTCGTCTACTTTTAACTGATCAAGAAGTTTTTCGCACATTGCATCTAAAAACTCATACATAGGCTTAATTGTATAGTCATCTATTTTTTGTTCATACTCTAAAAAAGCAGCCATATCTAAATGTATTTTTCCAGGATTCACTCCTATTTGTTCTAGATACTCTTGCTCTCCTTTTGTAATTCTTCCACTTTGTCTAACATCTCTTAAACACTGAACTAAGCTTCTTTTTAAGTGTGATCTTGCTTCTTCTTTTTCAAAGTCTTGTTCAGTATAATCTTTATAATTTTCTTTTAAATCATCGTACAAATTAGATAAAGTTAATACATCTTTCATAGCACCTTCAACATATTTCATTCCATTAGCCATGCCGCTTTTTAGTTGAGCAATATCTATCTCTAACAACTGCTTTTTTAAGACATCTTTTTCTTTATCTAGTCTCTCTTCTTTTTGTTTTAGTTTAATCTCATTCTTTAAATAATTCCATTTTGCTTCTTCTAGTGCTTCTCTTTTTCTAGTCATTTCTGCACTAACTTGTCTTAAATTTTTCATTGGAGCTGCATAACTTAAGTTAATATGTCTCCAAGTCCATTGTGAATGAGATCTGTTCCAAATTCTTTCAGTCTCTGCAACATTAGCTATAGCTATGTCTACTTTTTTTGCATTTTCTGCTAGTGTCAAGTTGCCAAAACTTTTAACATTAGCCATATCACTAGTGTTAAAAACCTCAGAAATAGTAACACCTCTAGCTTCTTCAGCTACTTGTACTAAATCTTTATTATCTTTTGTTATTGTAATATCAGCCATGTTCCCCTCATTCTATGATATATTAAAACTTATTGAAATTCTATCTTCTGTATTTTCATTGGGCTCAACATAATGTTCTAACCATGATGGAAATATTATACAAGCTCCTGACTCTGGTGTCAACCCATAATTTTTAACTCTAATTCTGCTGGTCTCTGACCTACTAGCGGGATTGACTAAAATTAATCTGCCACAATTTTCTGGAACCCTTACATAATATACACCGCTAAGCTGTCCACTGTGTACATGGTGAGCATTATAGGAGTATTGTGAATTTATATTTAACCACATAGAATCTATATTTAAAGGAGCTTTTGTTCTCTCAGAAAACTCTTCTGCTATTCCAAAACTAATTTCATCTAACTTATCTATTAAAGGATGCAATAATTCTTTATACTCTTCAAAGATATAATCATGACTTTGCCAGCCTAAAAAATTAGAACGTTTTTTACCTTTTGAACTATTTTTTAACCAGTAAGCAAACTTAATTAGTTCTGTATTAAAAGATCCATAATTAGGCAGTTTAAACCCCCAAATCGGTATGGGCATTATGTTTTCTAAAAAATCATTATGGTTTATCATCTAAAATGAGTATATCCTTGAACCCAAATAACTAAAGACCACCTTGTTCCTCTAGTAACAGGGGTTACTCTATGTCTCATATAACTCGGAAATAAAATAACACTGCCTCTGTCTTTTGGCATAGTCACTGGCTGACCTTCATCAACCTGTAATTCTCCTCCTTCATAATCAGAGGGGTCAGAGAGCTGTACTACCATAGAGATTTTTCTTCCATAAGAATTACCTCCTCCTACATCAATATGCCAATCATAGTGTTGTTTAGTCTCATTACTTGTGTACTCTAGAAGTTGTAACCCATGCATAATACCTGCAATTTCAAAATCAAAATGATGTTGATTAGTTACATCCGCTATAAACATCATTTTTTCAAATAGACCATTTGTTTTTTCGTTGATGAAAATATTACGAACATAAACGTCACGAGTTTCTCTTCTAATTTCACCTCCGTTTTCTCCTACAGAGGCAAATTCTGGATATTCGTTTTTACCATATTCAATAACCCAATCACACTCATCTGGAGTAAAATACATTTCTCTTTTAGAGTGTTCAGCATTATGAAACACAAATCCAGGAGTTCTAGGTTTTTGTCTTGGAGCCATAAACTTTGCCATTATTCACCTACCTTAAACTCAAATTTTTCTGGAAGAGGCTTCTTTTCTTGAGTAGTTTCCCAAGGCTTTTTTGATAAGTTATCGTACATACTATGTAGTTCTTGAGACTCTTCCCAAGGTTTTTTTACTATAGTACGATTACCAGTTTTTGGAATTCCAAGAGAGGTTCTTCCGTCAAACTTACATTCTTGTGCATACGGACCGTTTGCATCTACATAGTGAAAAAATACTTGAGCTTGCCAATCGCCTCGATATTCTGGTCTCCAATGAGGCACTTCACAGCCTCTGTATAACATCATCTCTCCAAGACCAATTTCTATTTTTTTGCCGACCTTATCTTCATCATCTTTGCCTACATAGATAGGCCAAATAGGTTCACCTTCTTTAATACCGATAGTCATTGTACCAGAAATTTCACATGACGGACGATCTTTATGATACTCTAAAACTTCTCCATTTTGATAAATACGAGAGTATGTATACGCCGGTATTAATGATACTCCGATTAGATTACTTAAAGGAGCAGCTAGTCTCGCTAAAAGAGTGTCAAATAATGGATCTCCATAAATAGACCAAGATTTTGGACACTGTTTATCGTCTCCTCCTAAAGATACAGGTGGGACTAAAAGTCCCGCATCTCTTTTTACAAATAAATAATCAGTCATAAGAGAACACACCTCATGACTGACTACATCATTAAAAAGTATATATTTTTGATTTTTAAATACTTCTGCTATATTACTCATTATAATCTCCCCTCAATTTTGGATTATATGTTATTATATATTAAAAATTTTATCTAGTCAAGACTAATCATACTTTAACTTACAGATGGTAGATGTCGTATCTCTACTTTTGTGTTTGCTACAATAGGAGAGGTATTATTAAGTGTTAAAGTAGTTCCGCTAGTTACATAGTTATTTGCAGGTGTTTGCAATATACCACCAACTGTTACCATGATGGCAGAAGCTGAGGAGGGGGTCTCAGTCATAGTAAAGGTATTAGCTGTTCCATCTGCTGTATAAGAGTCGTTAGTTAAATTAGAAGTTGATGTTGATGTTATTAAATACCTTGCTTCAATTTCTGTATTAGCTACAATTGGAGCAGTATTACCGATTGTTAGGGTTGTTGCTGATGTAAAATAATCATCATTTGGACTTTGTAATAACCCATCAATTGCTACAAACATATTAGTTGCATTAGCTACACTACGAGACATGGTAAAAGTATTAGAACTACCATCGGCAGTAAACAGTTGTGACGCAAATTGATATGCTAAAGATACAGAAGTTGCAGAGACTGTAACAATTTGTGAGTTACCACTTGTCGGAGTAGCGTTTAAACCACCGCTAAAAATCAGAGAAGCTACAGCTGAATTAATTACTCCTGAAGCATTTTCTACTTTTACAGATCCTCCAGCACTGGCAATAGCTGAATTAGCATAAGAAGCAAACGAGTCTAGATTACCAGAAACATAGTTTACTCCGGTAGTTAAATTAGATTGTACAGTATTTAAATTAGTATCAAGAGCAAACGAAGAGTTAGCATATGAAGCAAAAGAGTCTAAGTTAGATTGAATTAGTCCAGAATTACCTCCTCCAGACACATACTCAACAGAATCATTTGCACTCACATAAGACAACACTGCTCCGTCAAAAGCATTTGCATTAGATAACAGTTTTAAATTAACTCTTTTTAATGATGTTGTCATTTATTATACCTCAGATAGTAACCAGCCTTGTGCTGTATTATAATACACTAACATAAAAGCAGCTCTATTTTGATTTACTGTAATATCGTCAGCCTGTCCCATTATATTAGAAGAATTTCTAGCGATAGTTATATTATTTGTTTCTGATGATCCTGTTGCGTCAATAACTCTTACAGAATTACCCATACTAGGAGAGCTTGGAAGAGTCATTGTGATTGTTTGAGAAGAACAATCAACAAAGTATGCTTTACCAGCCGACATTGTAGTATTAGAAGCAGCCTCTACCCAATAATATCCTGCAGAAGGGGATATGATATTAGAAGCATGAATATTATTCCAATTGTAAGTCTCCGATCCTAAATCATAAGTAGAACCAAGTGTTGGTAATAGGTTTGCAGTTTTAACAGTTATAGAATGTACATTACTGGTAAGTATTTGAGAATTAGAAGCATAAGCTTGAATACTCACTACTCCTGTTTCAGAAAGTTGTCTAATATCTACTTCAGTGCCTGTAGGAGGAGCAGAAGCAAAAGTTAAAGTTGTTGTATTTACAGTATAGTCTGAAACTGGTCTTTGTAATAAACCATCTACAGTAACTAGAATATTATGAGCATTAGAAGCTGTTGAAGGTAAGGTATAGTTTACAGTTGCTCCATCACCAGTACTAGTTGAAGTAGCTGTTACAGTATTACCCCCTCCAGAGCCTGAAAAAGTAGTATTTGCATAAGTTGCAAAAGCTGATAAGTTACCTTGAACTAAGTCGGCATCTCCACTACCGCCACCGCCACCGCCAGAAAAAGTAGCATTAGCATAGGTTGCATAAGCATCTAGATTACCTGCAATTACATTAATGTTTGTGTTTGCACCAGATAATCCAAAAGATACGCCATCTACATTAGCAGATACTGTATTTAAATTGGTATCTGTAGCAAATGTTGAGTTTGCATAAGATCCTAAAGTATCTACTTCAGTGCCTAAACTAGTAACAGTAGATTCTAGAGTAGATAAATTAGACTGTACAGTATTAATATTTGTATTAGCAGATGTTATAGCGTGTTCTACATTACCAAAACGTTCTGATGTGTTACCTGATGCTATATCAAGAGTTAAAGTATGACTGCTATGAGGAGAAGTCATATGGAAACCAGAGCCATCTGCTGTTTCAAAAATATGAACGTTACCAAGATGTAGAGATGCACCGCTTAACCATAAATCAGACCAAAGATGATCTGGAGAACCTAGAGCATACTCAATGTTACCAGAAGGAACTAGATTAGCATTTACTACAGTAATAGCTGTAGTATTAGAGGTTATTAAAGAGGATAAGTTAGACTGTACTGTATTTAAATTTGTGTTTGTAGCAAATGTTGAGTTTGAGTAGCTAGCAAACGAGTCTAGATTAGCATTAACTAGATTAGCGTCAGAAGAATTAGTTGCTACAAATTCAACAGAGCTATTCGCACTTACATAAGTAAGCACGTCACCTTCTGAAGCACCTATTGTGCTAAGTAAACTTGCATCAATTCTTGTTATAGACACTTATTAATTTCTCCTATGCCATTATTTTTTATTATACTGTAATTAATTTTAGTTGGCAAATATTATAAATTTAACCCTTAATTATTATCCAATCCATACTTGTGTTGGAGCACTGCTACTTTCTGATACAGTTACATTTGACCAAGGCTTAGATTGTAATATACTATTTCCTATTATTACATTTGACACTACGTTAATAGTATAAGATTCAATATTATAACTTGCCTGAGCAGGAAGAGTAGCAACATTTATACTGAGTCTTGTAAGAGTATTACTATAGTTTATAGTAGTTGGAATAGATATTGCATTGGCCACAACATTAGTTAATACATTAGCTGTAGCATTAGAGTATGCTAAACGATCTGTAGAAGCATTCCAAGTCATACTATTCTATCCTTACAGCATAAGTTACACAATCTTGTGACTGTTTTATCAGCATATAATTATCTCCATTTTCATCTTGAACTATCTTTCCGTCATTATGTTTTTGATTTTGATAAGCAGTAGCTTCCGTGGTATTAATTAATGCACTGTCTGTATAATAGTAGAGACCTTCCATAGTTTGATAAGGAATTCCTCTGAAAGGATTAAATAGTATAACTGGTGTTAGTGAACCAATCTTATTACCCGAAGAATCTCTTGTAGGTATCATTTGTGTATATGTGTTAACACTATTAAAGTAATGATGAGGCCCTATTCTCCAAGGAATTATATTACTATTGTTAGAGGGATTTGTCCCATTAACAGTATAATATGTACCTGTACTTTGAAGATAGTAATTATTATATTGTCTACCTGCGTCTGGAGTTAGATGATATGCTATAAAATCCCAGTGATATGGAGTTGTTCCTGTTCCTACTGCAGATGATGTAGCGCCTGTTGCACTTTTATAGAAACCAATAGAGTTAAATTGGTCATTTGCAGCAGCTAAAAAATGATCAGGAGTTCCAGCTAAGTCTGCTACTCCACAAATACGTTCAAATCCAACACCTTTTGTATGATTAGACCAAAAAAACACATATTTACTAGTTACAGACACATGCCACCAATCAGCCTCATCTGGTTCACTATTATTAAACCAAGCTCCGTAATTAGAACTGCTTGATGTGCTTTTTGTGTAAGTTAGATAATTTTCAGCCATTACTTCTGTGGCGCTATCTGCATCATATAAAGACATAAAAGGAGCCCAGTTATTATAATTAGTTTGTGTGTTCTTTCTCTTAATATGAAATCGTTTTTTAAACGATCTACCTGTTTTAGGACTATCAGCTTGCCAACTTCCGCCAAAATCGTAAGTGCTGGTAGAAGCATAAAAAGCAGTATTAGACCACCCTCCTGCTTCTGTATTAGAAACTACTTCAAGTGCTACTATTTCTCCTTGTCCTGAGCTTGAGTTTAAAGCAGTCACATTAGCTGTTGCTCCTGCCTCAGCTCTCATTGCCCAATCTACTGCAGTAATAAGCCCTGCTCCTCCATCACAATTACCATTGTCTTGAACTTTAACTTTTATATACATATTACGCTCCTGTTGGTATTAAATAGCAAGAATTTTCTGTGGCCTCGCTATTATTATAAGTAGCACCGCCTGTTTTATGAAACATCCACACAGCATACTCCACACCATTATAATTAATTAAGGTTCCTGGTTGTGCTATATCATCCGTAGTTCTATAAAGATCTTTTAATCTTGCAAAAAGAGGAAATGAATTTGTAGCGCCTTGATAAGGCATTAACATAACTGGAATTCTTTGATGTGCTTTTCCAGAGGATAAAGGTAATGAAGTAATGTTGTGTATTGCCCTTGGGTATATTGCTATATAGTTTACTCCATAATGTGTTTGTACTGTGTCGTGATACGTCTGACTAATGCTACTAGCTGATTGAATAGCATCTGCAGATGTAAGATATGTTGAGTTACTTACTACAAAGTAACTATCTGTATTAGATTGAGTAGCATTATTAAACTGACCAACATTGACATCGCCCATAAATATAGTAGGACAGGTATTAGTGTCAGATGAGTATGCCCAATCATCATAATCAGATTTAGGATAATCAAACATACCCAATGAACAAGCATTTTCTGCACTATTGCCATCAATTATTTGAATGAGAAATATTGATTCACTAATCCACATAAAACAAGTTGGAGTTTGGTTATAGTCTACATCCATTGTTTGTGTGGCGGAGGTGGTAACAGAATAGCCTGATGTCGAATTAGTAGGAACTAGATTAGTACCTCCTGCACTTGCCATTCTTGCTCGCCAATCATAAGTACCTGAAACTGTATCATATAGATAAAAAGTTCTATAAGCTGTCATCTCTGAGTGTTTTTTAAGAAACTGTAAAGTATTATCAGAATTGGAGGATGTATTGGTATTTTTGCTCACACTAGAATAATAACCTGTAGGCACTGTTCCTCTAAATACAGAACCATTAACATCTGCATAGGTTGAATTAAAACCAGATGTAGCGGTTATAGTGCCTTCTAAAATGTCTTTTATATCTTCAAAAAATGCATTGATTGTTGTTGCACTTTTTGATAGTCCTGATTTAAACTGATATTTAATAAATGCCATTTTAATCTCCTAACCCTGCTATGATCCTTGTGGCATCAGCAGGAACTGTAGGAGATTCGTCAGGGCTTGGTGTTATAACAATTAGATAATATTGTTGACCTCTGTCGCCTACAGTAGTTTCTAAATTAACAATGCCAACATGGTCTGTAATTGGATTCTCAGCCATATAGTTATGCTTATCATTTCTAGAACCATCAGTTACATGGTAGATAAAATACCCTAAGTTTTCATCATATTCTGTAACTGATGAAATAAAATCAATCTCTTCTTGTGTTAATGCCATTTTTCTCTCCTTAATTATTCTGAATATTTAATAGTAACATTTAAATCTGCTCCAGCAGTAGTACTGCCAATTCCTGTAACGTCAACTGTAAAATAGTCTCCTTCTGAGACTGTAATACTGGTCGCATTAGAAGCAACACTAGTATTGTCAGAAACTCTGATTATGCTATTTGAAACTCCATTTCTTTTTACATCTACAACTACGTCTGAACCTACAGGAGCTGTTGCAACTCGAGCAACTACGTTTGATACTGTAAGATTAAAAGGAGCAAACCACTTAACTGTTCCAGTAGTTATTGCTAGTGTACCAGCTTGTGAAAGTTGAACAGAAGCGTTTGAACTAGGCGGAATAGCACCGGCTTTTAACCACTGATTTGTTTTCCAAATATACAGACTTTCTGTATCTTGAGCAAAAGCAATATCACCGTCTGTATTATCTAACTGTGGAAGATAAGACTCTGTAGAATAAATTTCAACTGAAGCAACTAACGACGTTCCATCTGGAGCAACTAAAGTAGCTGTACCTGCTACTTCTTTAATCTTATCTTCAAAGCTTGGAGTATTTTCTACATAAGTAGATAGGTCCTGCGCTCCCCATTTACCTGACACAGCATCATAGACTAAACACATCTGGCTTGCTAGTTCAGGAAGCGGTCTAATTTCAATTTTTTGTGAATGACGTTCTTGTGAATGTTGACCATAGATTACATAGTTATTTTGCGCATTTAGTTCTACTTCTAGATCTTGTATTCTTATTGCACCTCTCATAGACCCATGATTACCACACTGGTAGTATAAAGTATCTGGAGCATCAGCTCCTACATTAAATATAACTGTGCCTGATTGTGTTCTTGAATTAGTTACATTAGAAGTAAATTCTCCTACATATTGTCCTGATACAAAGCCTGTTCCGTTATCCTCTGTGATATAAAAAGGATGACCAGTAGCATTTACTTTAAATATATACGTACCGCCTCTGTATAAAGGACCTAATGTTTGATTTTCTCCTTGTGCATTTGCAGAAAAACTGTATGCACCGGCTGCATTATTAGTTACTACATAGGTTATTTCTGGAGCTGTTAAAGTAGGCGGTGTAATGACCGAAGGAACTGTAAAAGCTATTCTTGCAACATTTGTTGTATTACCACTGTTTATAGCTGGATTACTAGCCGACGCATAACTGTAAGTTGGCCAACTAACTAAGTTATCATCTCCTGCTCCTTCAATCCACTTAAGTTTAAAAGCATGAGTCTGTGTCATCTCGTCGTGAATTTCGTTTGCATAATTATCAATTTGATAGATGCCTTGTTTATAAATAGGAACAGTTGTAAATACCTCGTTTTGTACAGTTCTTCTTGCAAAAGGTAGTGCAGAACGTTCCCAAGTCCACTTCCATGTTCCATGACCGCCAGCAGTATTTGAGTCTACATTTAATACTAGTTGTTCTGGTTCAACACTAGTTGAAAACTGTAAAAAGTCTGGTGAACTTTGAACTCCGTCATAAGCAATTTCATTATATCTTGGCATCTTTTAAACCTCTCCTAGTAGCCAGCCATATGCAGCAGTTGAGTAAATTAGTGTAAAACCAGCTGCATTTGAAGTGACTAATAAGTCTGTTGATTCTCTTTGAATTTTTTCTGAGTTTCCTCCAACAGTGATAGTGTTAGAAGCTGCTAATCCAGCTACGTCTACGATTTTAACAGTGCTTCCCAAAACAGGAGAATTTGGTAGATATACTGTTTTTGGTCCGTCTGACACATCAATAAAATAACTAGCATTAGCTGTTAATGTTGTAGCATTTGTAGTTAAGTATGTCCAACCAATAGTGCCAGACATTGGTACTCTACCTCTGACAGCTAAGTTTCTTACTTCTACTTTTAAATCAGCTGGTATTGGGTTAGTATTATTTAATGTTAAAGTATTTCCAGAAACTGTATAGTCATCGTTTGGAGATTGTACTACACCAGAAATAGAAACCAGAATATTGTTAGCATCTGATACTGATGTTGCTAAAGCAAAGGTATTAGTTGCAGCAGCAGAAGTAAATTGCTCACTAGTATAGTGCAAATTAGTATTTACATAATTAGCAAACGAAGTAAGATTGCCCTCAACAAGATCAACTGTGGTTTTAGGGGCTAAAGTTGTATTAGCGTATGAAGCAAATGAATCTAAGTTAGCTTGTACTATATTAAGGTTAGTGTTAAGAGCAAAAGTTGAGTTAGCATAAGACGCAAAAGCACTAAGATTGCCCTCTACTACTCCCGCATCTCCACTTCCTCCTCCTCCCGTAAAGGTTGTGTTAGCATAAGTCGCATAAGCATCTAAATTGTTTTGAATAGTATTAAAAGTTGTATTAGCGTAAGTACCAAAAGTATTTAGATTTGTTTCTACTACTGTAACATTTGATTGTACTGTGTTAATATTAGTATTAGCACCAGTTAGTCCGTGAACAGCTGCATCAACATTAGATGAGACTGTATTAATTGAGGTGCTGTCACCAAAAGTAGAATTAGCATAAGACCCAAAAGTATCTAAGTTAGTTTCTACAGTTGCCACATTTGACTGAACAGTATTAAGATTAGTGTTTGTAGCGAATGTTGAGTTAGAGTAAGATCCTAGTGTATCTAAGTTAGTAGCATTAATAGCCGCATTTGAAGAGACTGTTCCTATCGAAGTAGTAAGTGTGGTAGATAAATTAGCATCATTACCTAAAGCCGCTGCTAATTCGTTAAGAGTGTCTAAAGCTGCTGGAGCTGAGTCAACTAGTCCAGCAATCTCAGTATCTACATAAGATGTTGTTGCTAAAGTAGAGTTTGCGTATGAAGCAAAAGCATCTATATTTCCTTGTACAGTATTTAAATTGGTATCTGTAGAAAATGTTGAGTTAGCGTATGATGCAAATGAATCGGCATTTGCTTGAACTGTATTAATATTAGTGTTAGCACCGCTAATGCCAGAGACTATTCCAGAAGTATCAGTAGAAACAGCACCAAATTCAATTTGACTGTTAGACGAACGAAATACTAGAGCATCTCCATCAGAAGCTCCTGTAGTATTAATGAGTTTGGGATTTAGTTTATCTAAAGCCATTAAATTGCTCCGCCATCAATTGTTCCTGGGAACACAAATTGTAAATATCTTACATCAACATTAATACCTGAAGGTAAAGGTGCTGAATTAGAAAGAGTTAAAGTAGTACCACTTACGGTATAAGCGTCTGGTGATTGAACTAATCCATCAATAATCACTAACATATTATTTACGTTAGAAACTGTTTGAGTTAGTGTAAAGGTGTTAGTAGACGCATCTATTGGAAAATTTGAATTAGCTACATTAGCAGCAGTAGTTGTTAAAAATGTTGAGTTAGCATATGTAGCATAAGCTACAGCATTACTTTCTACCTGATTTAAGTTGCCTGTGGCAAAAGTTGCGTTAGCATAACTAGCAAATGCATCAACATTGCCAGTGCTAAAAGTTGTATTAGCATATGACGCAAACGAATCAACATTACTCTGTACTAAGTTAACAGAATTATTTGCACCTGTCAATCCATAAATTACCGAATCTACGTTAGAAGATACTGTATTAACAGAGGTTGCCGTAGCAAAAGTTGTATTGGCGTAAGAACCAAGCGTATCGACTTCTGATCCTAGTGCTGTAACTGTAGACTCTAGTGTAGTTAAATTACTTTGAACTGTGTTGAGGTTGGTATCAGTTGCAAAAGTAGAATTAACGTAAGAAGCAAATGAGGCTAGATTTGTTTCTACTAAATCAACGCTTGATTGAGTTATTCCAGCTGAAAAAGTAGAGTTAGCGTAGGTGGCAAAAGAAGTTAAGTTACTTTCTACTAAATCAACGCTTGCTTGAGTTATTCCAGCTGAAAAAGTAGAGTTAGCATAGGTTCCAAATGTATCAAGATTTGTCTCAACTACTGTAACGTTAGACTGGACAGTATTAATGTTAGTATTAGCACCTGTTAGTCCATGAATTGTAGCATCTACATTAGAAGATACTGTGTTAACAGATGTTTGAGTAGCAAGAGTTGTATTAGCATATGATGCGAAAGAGTCTAAGTTACCAGTTAATACATCTATATCTGTAGCTGTTAAGAAAGTTGTATTAGAGTAAGATCCAAAAGTATTTAAATTAGTTTCAACTACTGTAACATTAGATTGAACGGTATTGATATTAGTATTGGCACCGGTTAATCCATGAGACACTGTATCAACATTAGCCGATACAGTATTAACTGAAGTTTGAGTTGCAAAGGTAGTATTTACATAAGATCCAAGAGCATCAACATCACTACTAAGACTTGTTACTGTAGCATCTAAAGTGGATAAGTTTGATTGTACTGTATTTAGATTAGTATCAGTGGCAAAAGTAGTGTTAGCGTATGAACCAAAAGTGCTTAGATTAGTTTCTACAACATCAGTATTAGAAGATATTGTATTTATTTTGTTTGTTAATGTAACAGAAAGATTTGCGTCATTTCCTAAAGCAGCTGCCAATTCATTTAAAGTATCAAGAGTTGCTGGAGCCGATGCTACAAGGTTAGCAACTTCAGCATCTACATATGTTGTAGTAGCAAAAGTAGTATTAGAATACGAACCAAATGAGTGTAAATTAGACTGAACTGTATTAACAGAGGTTGCTACAGCAAAAGTTGTATTAGCATAAGAACCTAATGCGTGTAGGTTTGATTGTACTACATCTGATCCACCACTAAAAGTTGAATTAGCGTAGGAAGCAAACGAATCTAGAGATACTATTGTGGCAAAGGTTGTATTAGAATAGGTTCCAATAGTATCAACTTCACTACCTAAAGCAGTTACGGTTGAGTCTAGGGTAGATAAGTTAGACTGTACTGTGTTTAAGTTAGTATCTAGTGCGAATGTTGCGTTAGCATAAGAACCTAGTGTGTCTACTTCACTACCTAGTGCAGTTACAGTTGCGTCTGTAGTAGTTAAGTTAGACTGTACTGTATTAACCGAGGTCTTAGTAGCAAACGTTGTATTAGCATAAGATGCAAAAGCATCTGTATTGCCATTCAACTCATCTAGATCAGATTGTGTAACTGCTGCTGCAAATGTTGCGTTTGCGTATGTTGCGAAAGAGTCTAAATTAGTTTCTACAATATCGGTATTAGAGGAGATTGAGTTAATCTTAGTTGTAAGAGTAACCGAAAGGTTAGCATCATTACCAAGAGCTGCTGCCAACTCGTTTAAGGTGTCAAGAGTACCTGGCGCACCATTAACAAGATTAGCTAGCTCAGTATCTACATACGTAGTAGAAGCAAATGTAGAATTCGCATAAGAACCAAAAGCAGTTAAGTTATCTTCTACACTATCAACACGAGGATCGCTACCAGAAACTGTAGCAAAAGTAGAGTTAGCATATGATCCAAAATTATCTACTTCTGAATTAAGCGCAGTAAGAGTTGCTTCAGTTGTTGTCAAATTACTCTGTACTGAATTTACAGAAGTAATAGTAGCAAACGTTGTATTAGCATAGGATCCAAAATTATCTGCTACAGACTCTACTATAACAAACCTATTATTAGAGTAAACTCCTATTTGATCTATTTCTGAGTTAAGAGCTGTTACGGTAGCGTCTGTTGTAGTTAGATTGCCCTGTACTGTATCAACTGAAGTGATGGTAGCAAAAGTAGAGTTAGCATAAGTACCGAATTGATCTACCTCACTATCTAAAGTAGAAACTGTTGAAGTCAAGCTAGTTAGGTTAGATTGTACTACGTTTAAATTAGTGTCTGTAGCAAAAGTGGTATTAGCATAAGTGCCTAGCTCATCTACTTCAGCGTTAAGAGCTGTTACTGTAGCGTCTGTTGTAGTAAGATTACTCTGTACTGTATTAATCGAAGTAATAGTAGCAAATGTTGCGTTAGAGTAAGTACCTAAATTGTCTACTTCTGAGCCAAGCGCAGTTACAGTTGCGTCTGTAGTAGTTAAGTTAGATTGTACAGTGTTGACTGAAGTGATAGTAGCGAAGGTTGCGTTAGCATAAGTACCGAATTGATCTACCTCACTATCTAAAGTAGAAACTGTTGTAGTTAAGCTAGTTAGATTGCTTTGAACTGTATTTATGTTTGTAGAATTAGTTGCAGCGTTAGCTGATACTGTGCCAATAGCTGTAGTAAGTGTTGCAGAAAGATTCGCATCATTACCAAGTGCGGCTGCAATCTCGTTTAAAGTATCAAGAGTAGCAGGAGCTGAATCTACAAGGTTAGCAATCTCTGTATCAACATAAGTTGTAGAAGCAAATGTTGAGTTAGCATATGAACCAAGTTGATCTACTTCACTATCTAGAGCAGTTACAGTTGAAGTCAAGCTAGTTAGGTTAGATTGCACTACGTTTAAATTAGTGTCTGTAGCAAAAGTAGAATTAGCGTATGTACCAAAAGCATTTAGATTATCTGTTACGGTATCTACTCTAGGGTCATTTCCTGACACTGTAGTAAACGTTGAGTTAGCATATGTTGCAAAGCTATCTACATTTGCTTGTACTATATTAAGATTAGTATCTGTAGCAAAAGTAGTATTAGCGTATGTACCGAGTTGGTCTACCTCAGCGTCAAGAGCAGTTACGGTAGCGTCTGTTGTAGTTAGATTACTCTGAACAGTATTAACTGAAGTAATAGTAGCAAATGTTGTGTTAGAATAAGTACCGAGCTGATCAACTTCGCTATCTAGTGCGGTGACTGTAGAATCAAGAGTTGTAAGGTTACTTTGTACAGTGTCAATATTAGTATTCGCACTATCAATTCCATGAGTTAATGAGTTAATAGAAGTGTTTGTAGAGATAGCAAACGAATCTAGGTTGGATGTGATAGTGTCTACACCGATTACATCTGTAGAAACTAACTGTCTCTTTTCATAGTATGTCCCGTCACCAATAAATACTTCTCCAGAACCTAGATTTGGAATATCATTAGTTCTACCAGCACCCATTACTTCAATAATACCGCTAGCAGCTACTTTTGTTACCTTACCTAAATTCTGAATTAATGCAGAAGAACCTGTTGGCTTAACATTAGCTAGATTACCGCTTGTACTAACATAAAGTGTTTCATTAGGATTAAAGGTAGTAGTATTTAAACCTTTGAATTCTCCAAAAGCAACTATTCTACCCTCTCCACTTGTTAAAATTTCTTCTTCAACTAGACCAATAGCTGGCATAGCAGCCGTATTTGAAGAATCAGCTAAAGCAATTAAAGGATGATTACCGCTATATCCAGTAATATGAACGGCTTTACCTTTTGAAATAGTACTGCCTGTAAAGTTCTTAACAGGGAATGTTATAGATCTAGACCTTTGTACTGTACCAAAGCTTAAGTTGCCGCTAGCATCTGTTATAATAGCTTCGCGTTCTGCACCATCTACTGTTGGATAAGAAATTCCATTTGCTGTTAGAATATCAGTCTGAATAGTATTAGCTTTTGCAACGTTGACATTAACATTAGCCAAACTAAAGGTATTATGAAGAGGATTTACATTTACAGTATCCTCATTACCATCGTTATAAGTATTAAAGATATAGAATTCTTTTGTGCCTGCATCTCTATAGAAACCAGCGTGATTAGATGTAGCACCATCATAGTAATGACCAAAGAAACCAATATCAAGAGTATCAGCAGATTCATTATTGTTAGCTAAATGAATTAGTCCATCTTCTGTATTAATAGTTGTTTGGTTAACAATTGTAGTATTACCAGTTACTGTTAAATCACCGTCAATAGTTACATCATTCTGGAAAGTTACATCAGCAGCAACTGATTGAGTAGTGCCTGTAGTCTTATTTAAATAATCTGTAGTAAGACTAGAAGAAGTAGCAAAAGTAGTATTAGCATAAGTACCAAAAGAATCAACATGACTACTTACTACATCGATATTATCCTGGACTCCATTAACTGAGGTCTTTGTAGCAAACGTTGTATTAGCATATGTACCGAATTGGTCTACCTCACTATCTAAAGCAGTTACTGTAGTATCAAGAGTGGTTAAATTAGACTGTACTGTGTCAATATTGGTATTAGATCCTTCAATACCGTGTGTTAAAGAACCTATTGTAGTATTAGTGTAGGAAGCAAAAGAGTTTAAGTTACTTAATACTGAATCTACTCTTGGGTCTCCACCTGATACAGTAGTAAAGGTTGCATTAGCATAAGAAGCAAATGAAGCTGCATTTGCTTGCACTGTATTAAGATTAACATCGGTAGCGAAAGTGGTATTAGCATACGTACCAAGCTGATCTACCTCAGCGTTAAGGGCTGTTACAGTAGCATCTGTTATAGTTAGGTTAGATTGTACTGTATTAACTGAGGTGGTAGTAGCAAAAGTTGAATTAACATAAGTACCGAGCTGATCTACATCGGCACTAAGAGCTGTTGCAGTCGCGTCTGTTGTAGCAAGATTACTCTGTACTGTATTAACTGATGTTTGAGTAGCAAATGTTGAGTTAGCATAGGTGCCTAGCTGATCGATTTCTGAGTTTAAGCCAGTAACAGTTGAATCTAGAGTAGTTAAGTTAGACTGTACTGTATCAATATTGGTATTAGCACCGGTTAATCCGTGAGATACTGCTGAAACATTATCTTGTACAGTATTAACTGAAATGATAGTAGCAAACGTTGTGTTAGCGTATGTACCGAGCTGATCTACCTCACTACCTAGTGCAGTTACTGTAGTATTAAGAGTAGTAAGATTGCTTTGTACAGTATTAAGATTGGTATCAGTAGCAAATGTTGTGTTAGCATAAACTGCAAAAGAGTCTACATTGCCTTGAAGAATATTAATACTATTTGTAAGAGTATTAACTTGAGTACCAACATTTGCATCTACAGTATTTAAATTAGTTTGTGTAGCAAAAGTTGTATTAGAGTAAGTTCCAAGAGTATCAAGATTAGTAGAGTTTATAGCTGCGTTTGCAGAAACAGTACCAATTGCGTTTGTAAGAGTTACAGAAAGATTAGCATCGTTTCCTAATGAAGCAGCTAACTCATTAAGAGTATTCAAGGTTTCCGGTGCTGCATTAACTAATCCTGATACTTCTTGATCGACATAGCTCACAGAAGCAAAAGTAGTATTAGCATAAGTAGCATACGAATCTGCGTTAGCTTGTACGATATTTAGGTTTGTATCAGTAGCAAAAGTTGCATTAGCGTATGAACCAAGTTGATCTACTTCTGCATTTAAACTAGTAATAGTAGCGTCTGTTGTAGTTAGATTGCTCTGTACAGTATTAACCGAGGTTTTAGTAGCGAATGTTGCGTTAGCGTATGTACCAAGCTGGTCTACTTCACCGTCTAGTGTAGTTACTGTAGAATTAATGGAATCCACATTACTCTGTACTGTATTAAGGTTTGTATCAGTAGCAAAAGTTGAATTAGCGTATGTACCAAGTTGATCTACTTCTGCATTTAAACTAGTAACCGTTGAATCTAGAGTAGTTAAGTTACTCTGTACAGTATTAAGGTTGGTATCAGTAGCAAAAGCTGTATTAGAGTACGAAGCAAATAGGTGTAGGTTATCTTGAACACTATCTACTCCAGCAGCTGAGATTAGTAATGTATCTGTTGCTACGTTTGTAGTAAGTTCAATGCCAGACCCTACTTCAAAAGTAAGAGTGTCTGCGGGACCATCAGCAGTAATAGACGCTTGGCCAGATACAGCTACAGTTTTAAATGCTTGAGTAACAACACCACCGCCAGCAGCTACGTTTTCTGCATTAAAGGTAATAGTAGTACCAGTTACCTCGATATTCATAGCAGATCCACTAACAAAAGTTAGAGTAGCAGCATTTGACGGGGCTATAGCAGCCCCTTTACTATCAACTTGTACCTCTCTAAAGTATTTATGAGATCTAATTTCTGAATTTGCAACAACAGCATTGTGAATAAGATCTGCAATATCTACATTAGAAGAATTTAACCCATAAACAACTGAGTCTACATTAGAAGAGACAGTATCAATATTAGTATTTGCACCACTAAGGCCAAAAATAATTGAGGTAGTTTCTGTCTGGTTGGCGAAGGTTGAGTTAGCATAAGATCCTAAAGTATCAACTTCAGAGCTAAGAGCAGTAACGGTAGCGTCTGTAGTAGTTAGATTACTCTGTACAGTATTTACCGAAGTCTTATTAGCAAACGTTGCATTAGCGTATGTACCGAGTTGATCTACTTCACTATCTAGAGTAGTTACTGTTGAATCGAGAGTAGAAACATTACCTTGTACAGTATTAAGATTTGTATCAGTAGCAAAAGTAGTATTAGAGTAAGAAGCAAAAGCGCTTAAATTATTTTCAACTCTATCTACGCTTGCTTGACTGACTCCGGTTGAGAAAGTTGCATTAGCATAGGTACCAAAAGCATCTAATTCACTATTCAGAGTAGATACATTAGACTGCACAGTATTAACTGATGTCGTAGTAGCAAAAGTTGCATTAGTGTAAGTACCTAGTGTATCAAGATTAGTAGCATTAGTTGCAGCATTAGAAGAGACTGTACCAATAGCTGCAGTAAGAGTAACAGACAGATTAGCATCATTTCCAAGCGCTGCTGCTAGTTCATTAAGAGTGTCTAGGGTTTCAGGTGCTGAAGCTACAAGGTTAGCTAGCTCTGTATCTACATATGTAGTTGATGCGAAAGTTGCGTTAGCGTAAGTACCGAGTTGATCTATTTCAGCATTTAAACCTGTAACAGTAGCGTCTATGGTATTTAAATTAGACTGAACAGTGTTAATGTTGGTCTGTAAGGTTGAGATTTCTGAATTAGCATAAGATCCTAAAGTATCTACTTCGCTATCTAGAGTAGTAACTGTAGTTTCTAAAGTAGAGACATTACTCTGTACAGTGTTCACTGAAGTGATAGTGGCAAACGTTGCGTTAGCGTATGAACCGAGTTGATCTACCTCACTATCTAGAGTAGTTACTGTAGTCTCTAAAGCAGCTACATTGTCTTGTACATTATTAAGATTTGTGTTAGTTGCAAACGTTGTATTAGCATATGTACCAAGCTGGTCTACTTCTGAATTTAAGGCAGTCACAGTAGAATCTAAGGTAGCTACATTGTCTTGTACAGTATTAACTGAAGTAATAGTAGCGAATGTTGTGTTAGAGTAAGTACCAAGTTGGTCTACTTCACTATCTAAAGCTATAACTGTTGAATCGAGAGTAGTTAAATTACTCTGTACAGTATTAAGATTAGTATCAGTAGCGAACGTTGCGTTAGCGTATGTAGAAAACGCGTCTACATTACCTTGTACAACATTGAGAGAGGTACGAGTAGCAAACGTACCATTCATTGTGTTTCCTAAGGTATCTACTTCAGAATTTAGAGCTACTACGGTAGCGTCAAGAGTAGTTAGGTTAGATTGTACGGTATCAATATTAGTATTAGCACCAGTTAACCCAGCAGTGAGAGAAGATATCTCTGCATTTGCATAAGTAGCATATGCATCTAAGTTAGCCTGTACTACTCCTGTGCCTCCAGAGAAGTTAGTATTAGCATAAGTAGCAAAAGCGGCTAATTCAGAATCTACTGCATCTACATTAGAAGAAACTGTATTAAGCTCAGTACGTGTAGCAAACGTACCATTCATAGTATTGCCTAAAGTATCAACTTCAGAGTTTAGAGCTGTTACATTATTTTCTAAGGTAGTAAGATTAGACTGTACTGTATTAAGATTAGTATCGGTAGCAAACGTTAAGTTGGTATATGTACCGAACTGGTCTACTTCAGATCCAAGTGCTGTTACTGTTGAGTCAAGAGTAGCAACATTGTCTTGTACTGTATTAACAGATGTAATAGTAGCGAAAGTTGTGTTAGCATAAGTACCAAAGGCATTTACATTATCAGTTAAAGAGTCAACACGAGGGTCTCCGCCACTCACTAGAGCAAAAGTTGAGTTAGCGTATGAAGCGAAAGAATCTACATTACCTTGTACAGTATTAACTGAAGTATCGGCAGCAAACGTTGAGTTAGCATAGGTTGCAAAAGTACTCTGAACACTTGCAGTGAAAGAAGCATTAGATGAGATTGTATTAATCTGATTTGTTAATGTAACTGATAGATTAGCATCATTGCCTAATGCAGCTGCAAGCTCATTTAGAGTATCTAGTGTTCCTGGAGCGCCATTAACTAAATTAGCTAGTTCAGTATCTACATAAGTAGTAGACGCAAACGTTGCGTTAGCATAGGTTCCTAAAGTATCAACTTCAGATTCTAGCGCAGTAATAGTTGTGTTGATACTTGCAACATTATCTTGTACTGTATTAACAGATGACTGAGTTGCAAACGTTGTATTAGAGTATGTACCTAAAGCATCTACTTCGTTGTCTAAAGCGGTGACAGTTGTTTCAAGAGTAGTAAGATTGCTCTGAACTGTATTAAGACTTGTAATAGTTGCAAACGTTGCGTTAGCATAAGTTCCGAACTGATCTACAACAGCTTTATTAGCTGCAATAGTAGCATTAGTAGTAGAAGCAAACGAATCAGTATTAGCCTGAACTGTGTCGATAGAGGTGTTAGCAAATGTAGCGTATGTATCTGCATTGCTCTGAACTGTATCAATAGAAGTGTTAGCGAATGTAGCGTATACATCTGCATTACTCTGTACTGTGTTAATAGCTGCATTAGCGAATGTAGCGTATGTATCTACATTACTTTGTACAGTATCAATAGCTGCATTAGCGAAGATAGCGTATACATCTACATTACCTTGCACTGTATTGATTGCTGCATTAGCAAAGATAGCGTATGTATCTGCATTAGCCTGTACTAAATCAATGTTAGTATTAGCACCACCTAAACCATGTATCACATTATCAAAGCGTTGTGCAATGTTACCAGTTTTACCAGAGATGACGGTTTTTGCTGATGGATCTGTTTGAGAGGTGATTTGAAACTCACCGCCTGAATCTTTTAGCTGGATGTCGCCAACAGTGATAGTGCCTGGACCTACATAGAGATCTTTCCATACAAGACTAGGAGTGCCTAGAGAGAAAAGATTGTTTGCTTGAGGAATTAGATTAGCACCAGCTGAACCGCCTACTGTAATTGCTGTTCCGTTTGAAGTAAAGAGAGCAGTTAAGTTAGCCTGTACTGAGTCAATATTTGTATTAGCTACAGAAGCATACTCAGTCAAGTTAGACTGAACATTATCAGTAACTGTGGCAAAAGTAGAGTTTGCATATGCCCCAAAAGCGTGTAGGTTAGCTTGTACATCTGATACACCACCACCTGTTGCAAAAGTTGCATTCGCATAAGTACCAAACTGATCTGATACAGTTTTGTTAACAACAGTATTAGAAGAAACTGTTCCAAGCTGTGTCAGAACTGTAGTAGCAAAATTAGGATCATCACCGAGCGCAGCTGCTAGTTCGTTTAGAGTATCTAGTGCTGCAGGAGCTGCGTTAATTAAATTGGCGACCTCAGTATCTACATAAGTAGTAGAGGCAAATGTTGCATTAGCGTAGGTAGCATAAGCAATAGCATTACCTTCTACTAACAAGATAGAGGCATTAGCGCCAGTAGCAAATGAGGCTGCGTTACCTTGAACTATATCAATATTTGTATTAGCACCTTGAAGTCCAAAATTTACATTACCAAACTTAAGAGCAATGTTACCTACACCTTTTGGAAGTTCGGTGATAGATCCATCTGCTGAAGCTACAACAAAGCTGCCATTAGAGTCTGAGAGCTGAAGATCTCCAAGATTAATTGTAGTGCCCGATAGATATAGATCACGCCATCTAAGAGTTGTAGAACCGAGATCAAAGGTAACATTGGAAGAAGGAAGTAGGTGCTGACCAGTAACTGTGACTGATGTGCCGTCTGAAGTTGCAATTGCGTCTAAATTTGACTGAACTGCGTCAATTGACGCATTAGCGGTAGTGCCTAGATGATGTAGATTAGTTTGAATGCTGTCAGAACCGCTAGAAAAGGTAGCATTAGCATAGGTAGCGAAAGAGCTAAGATTGCTCTCAACTGTGTCGATAGAAGCATTAGCGGTAGTACCAAAGTGATGTAGATTAGTTTGTACAACTCCAGCACCTCCAGAAAAGGAGGTATTAGCATAAGTGGCAAACGCAGTAAGATTACCTTCAACTACGTCAATTGAAGAGTTAGCTGTATTAGCATAGAGAGTGAGATTGTCTTGAACCAGACTTGCATTACCGCCAACAGCAGCAGTTGTTACAAATGTTGAATTGGCATAAGAAGCAAACGCAGTGAGATTAGAGTCTGCGGAAGTGGACATTCCTTGTTGAATGTGCGCACGTAAATTATCTACAGATAAACGACGAGTCGCAGACGATTCAACATCTACGACTACTAGTTGATCGGTATCAGTGAGATTGGCTGCTCCTATCTGATTTAATTCAGATATTTTCTTATTTGCCATCCTAACCCTTCCTTAGTTGTCTAATAAACCTTTCATGAGAGAGTCATAATTATTATTGACCTGAACTGCAACGGTTGGTTTTTCTTTTTTCTGAACTGCGCCTTCAACGTCATGTAGGTGTTTTAGCCAATCTAAGAGGTCTTTTTTGGAAAATACTCCGGTTTCTAGAGCGTCTTGCATTTTTTGATCTATGACAGCGTTAATCAGTTGCAATCGCTTTACTCGGTTTAAATAACCCTGGGTGACAAATACATTGTCTATATATGACTTGACTTCTTTCTTCTCTATTATGGCAGCTACACGGTCTTCGCTTAAGTCAAACGACTCTGCTATAGCAGAAATTGTTTTTCCTGATAAGTATTCATTAGCAACTGATAATACGATAGGATCAATTGCTGGAGAATCTAAAGCTCTCTCAATCGCTTCTACAGTTGTTGTGGGTGAAATTACTTCAACATCTGATTTTTTCATCTTATCTTCCTCTATCTTACACCTAAAATTCGGTTAATGCAATATTTAAATTTTAACAACCCTGATACAGGGGCAACTATATATATCTTTTTTTCTATATATACTGTAGCAGATCGCCGTTTTCAGAGATGATAAATCCGTCTCCGCTCTCTAACAATAAATAACCTGTGTTAACTACAACATCGTAGTCATAGGTTATCTCAGCTAGCACATCAACAACTCCATAAGGTTCAAATAGTCCCTCATCTGTACGAATTGATAATACACGCGAATCTACTATAGCTTGCGCATTCTCAGCTGTTTTTACATCGCGCAGTTTGTTTACCACCTGCTCTACATCTTCGGCTAAATCTTCACAGGCTGACACTGAGTCATCTTGCATCACATATCCACGTATTGATACGCCAAGAGTGTCATAGCGTAGCCCACCGCCTTGATGCTCACGATTGACTCGTCCAGTCATAAAACAGATTGTTGGAAAGTCGTTTATCTCTTGCAGATACTTCCAATCACGATGCACATTTGAATATATAGAAGAGTTGAATGAGAGAGGAGGTGCTGCGATTGATAGAGTTGCAGTGGTATATCCTGAACCACCGTCTACAATTTCAAGAGAGGATACAGAGTCTTGATCTCCAGGCTTGATGGCACGAATTGACGCACCTGTACCGTCTCCAACTACAGTTATCTCAGGAGCATACTCATAACCACGTCCTCCACCAGTAAGAGTGATTGTATCAATTGCTCCACTAGCAAGTGTTACAGTTCCAGTAGCCGGTGTTCCAGATACACTTCCACCAATTAACAGAAGTTGCCCACGAAGTGCGTCAAGTATCTTAGTCTTAGCGGTTAGCGATGACGGCATATGTACTATCCCCTTTCACGCGTTGACGCGAAATTTTTTCCGCGTACTCATGATTTGTCTCTTCAATCTTTTTTAGAATGTCCCAAGTGTCTTTCCAGCCACTCACTGAATGAACTGCAGATCCTTCGCGTTTCCAGAGTGCCCGTGCTAGTGGGTAGTCGTTTCCGTCTGGATCACAGCGATCTCCAAAGAATGTAACTGGCGATTCGCCAAAGTGAGTGAGTATCTGTGATTTGTCAGCTCCCACAGGTCCAATATCAATTCCAGTTTCACCACCAACTGTGGCATGAACCTCTGGAAAACGTTCATTGATCAGTGAAGCAAGACGTGCTCGTTCACCCTTTTGTTTGTCCCAGTCAAAATAGTGTGTACGTTCATCCCCACGAGCATCACGACCGACAATTGAAAAGTTTAACATTCCAGGACGAGCTTCAAAATGACGTCCGTAACGGTGCATATAGGGTGACTGATAGAGTTGTGTTTCTAACCATGTCCAAAGATGGTCAGGACAGGCCCAACTGTTAGTTGATTGATGTGATCCATAGTAGTAGACATCAGATCCTGAACAGTTGAAGGTATAGGTTGAGAGACGAACTATCATTTCACCAACCTGCTCTACAGTTTTTGCATGATCACTTCCGGTAACTAAACACACTGTGTGTGATCGAGTGAATCGCGTGAACCACATTTGAAAACGTGCATCCATCTGTCCACGCGAAGGGGTGAGTGTTCCGTCTACATCAAACGCATAAATCATAGTTTGCTCCTTTGAAACTCTTCGTGACGACGTATCTCTTCTTGTGCAACAGCGATGCGAAGGGCCGTGGTAGAGAAACGGTGATCACGTTGATTGAAATATATTTCAATGCCTCGATCTAGACATATCTGACGGCCAGTATAATCACGATTGCGATACTCTTCACCTAGTATACGCACATCAATTGAATACATTTGAAGTATATCTTCCAAGTCTCGCTCTGTACCATATGGAATGACCTCATCTACATATGTTACTGCTTTAAGCTGTGCATAACGTTCTACAACAGTTTGTACAGGACGATTCTTCGATGGCCTATCTACACTAGGATCAACTTGCAATCCGCATATAAGATAGTCACATTGTGACTTAGCGTCACGTAGCATTTGAACATGACCTGCGTGTAACAGATCAAAAGTGGAACAAGTGAATCCTACTTTCATCTCAACTCCTTTGGGACAAAGATCAACTCTCCGCCGCGTGTAAGAGCTGATGAACCTACTTCTTGTCCCAAGTAGTCTAAAACTATATAATCTAGACGAGTAATATTTGTCCAGTCGAACCCACCATCTAATACATCTACCCAACCAGGAAAGGTTGGCATATCAACCGCATGATCAACCTGATAGTGTAGTCCCATTTGCCAAATAGGACGAACCTCTTCGAGGAGTCGCCCACAGCCTAACATCGCTAGAGATTCCATGCCTTCAATATCCATTTTTACTAGTTGAGGATCAGGCAAATCGTTCTGTTCTATATAATCGTCTAAACGTGCATATGTAATATGCTTGAACTCTTGTGTATCATGATTTTCCCAACCCATACAATGAACTATCTGTGCTTCTTTAGTTTCGTTTTTATCAGATAGTGCAATCTCATGTAAGGTAATATCATATGGTGCAAAGTTTTTTGCACATCTTTCTGAGTTACCAGGCCATGCTTCAAAAGCATGAACTGTCATTCCTTCAAGTGCAAAAGGTATTGCAAAAGTTCCAATGTAGGCGCCACAGTCATACACTACATCTCCAGGTTTCAAATATTTTAAAAGTGCCGAGTAGTTATGATCAGGACGACTAAAAAGAGTGCCATTACGGATCATCATATCCATATTATGTCCTTGATCTAAAAGATCATGAAACTCAATAGAATGTGACTCACCAACACTACTATAGTAGTTAATTACGTTATTCATTTTCCCACCTCGTATAACGTTTGTCCCCAATGATTTTCATAGTGCTTTACTTCTCTCCAGCCATAGTTTCTAGCAAACTCTCTTAAATATAAGTGTGCTGAGTGAGAAGTGTCATCTAATACAATATAAGTAGGCTTTAGCTTCATAGAAGCTTCCATATCTGAAGAAGCAGGTCCTCTCTCATGATTACCATCAATAAATATTAAATCAAATTGACCAACATCAAACTGACGGTTTATAAGAGAGTGATTTAAATTTAAAAACTTAAACCTAGAACCCCAATGCTGATTAATATAATCAATCGAACCTTGTCTTACTTCAATATCAGTTGAAACTACTGAAACTTCTGGATTAGTTTCTAACCACATAATCGAAGAATGTCCTACACAGAATCCAAGCTCTAAAATTGTTTTAGCTTTAGTTATTTTGATTATATCTCTAAAAACTTCAAAATGATGAGCTTTTAAATGTCCTGTGTGTGGATCATCTAAATTTTCAAAATGTTCTTCAATCATACAGAGTTTCGGTCTCTTCACTAATATAAACTGGTTTACAGTACGCAGTTGCTCTGTGCTCTTCTGGTACTATGTAAGAATAGTTATAATTACCATAGCGCTTCACTACACTAGCAGCAAAATAATTACAACTGTCTATACTTCTAAAATACATTGGTTCAAATCTAACTGGTTTGTCTCCCAGCAGCAATACCAATAAAAAAGCGTGTACCATCCAATACTCCTTTATATAAAGTAATTGTCGCAGAAATCTGCACCCTCGTCAAGCAAAATTTTTCCATCAAAATAAAATGCAGGTTTTAGACGACATCAAATGCAGAAACAAGTCTATAAAAAAATACAATGCAGCCAGACCTTTGATGTTAAATTTTTTTACACCTTATAATATATATGTAAAAATTTCATAGGAAATGACACATTGGTGTTAATAACACAGGCGACTTTCTTAGGTTTTTCCAAAAATTACCCTGTGAAAGGCTCTGGAGAAGGGGCCCGCCGTCAAAAGATTGACATAGTCCTCATAACCGCCCTACCCCCTGTCAAATTGTTGACACATTTTTTTTATTTTTGGGGTTGATTTAATGATTGATTGAACCTATATTATACCTATGAACAACGGAGGACATGACATGAAACGGATTAAACTTACTTGGGCGCTTCGCGAGGCTTGTTTTACACGCGACAACTGGACTTGCCGCGCTTGTGGTCATCACGACACTACTGGCGCTTCACTGCAAGGCGATCATAAAAAGCCCGTGACTAAAGGCGGCAAGAATGAACTTGCTAATCTGCAAACACTTTGCTCGGTTTGCAACAATGTGAAACAAGCCGTTGAGGTTACACTGCCAATCCGCCAAGCCCCAAGCATGACGCAAACGCTTGGCGAATATCTTAACATGGTGAATGAAAACCGCGAGGTTTTCCGCATCTCAATCAAACGCAAGCGGATGAAAGAAAACCGCAAGGCGAGGGCATAAGCCCTTGCCCTCGGGGGCAGGCTAACCCATTGAATTCATTGAGAAATAAAAATGATAACCCATTGAAAACAAACGAAACTTTTTTTCATTTACCCCTTGATTTTTACCCTAAGAATGATTATATATAATATATAGAAAGGAATTAAACATGATTAAAAATATCTCAATCTTCGACATGGATGGCACGATCATCGACTCTAGCCATCGTCAGGCTACACTTCCAGATGGCACGCTCAATCTTGCCGCTTGGAAAGAAAACGCAACGCCTGAAAAGATTTTTCAGGATAAGGTTCTGCCATTGGCTCAACAAATCCGCAAGCGTCAAAAGCGTGGCGATTATGTTTTAATCTGCACTGCTCGCAATATGACCTTTGCTGATTTTGAATTTCTGATGAATGAGGGCATTTGTCCTGATAAGATTATCAGTCGTCCAGATGGTAACAATGAGCCTGATGGACAACTGAAAGCAAAACAACTTGCTTCACTGTTCAATCTAAAGCAATTCAAAAAAGCCTCAAAGGTTATGTTTGATGATGCCGCTTCGGTTCGTTCATCACTTCGCAAGATTGGAATTGCGGTTATCAATCCAGAAAAAATTGCAGAAAGGTTTGCATAATGTTTTTAATTCGAGTTTTCTTTGCGCTTTGCGCTATGTCTGGATGGTCTTTGATTGTGTTCGGTGCGGCTATTGCTGAATTGCCAGAAACGCATAATCTGATTATCGGTGTGGCTATGATGCTGATGGGCATTATCTCGGCTTTAATGTTTTCGCATTTAACTATTAGAGGGTTTCGCTAATGTTTGGAATGATTGGAACTGTTTTGGTTATCTGGCAAATGAGCGCGCTGGCAAATGGCGCGCCCCAATGGGCTTTGGCTATGGGTTGCGGTGCCGCTATTGCATGGATGGTGCATGGATACCAGCGACAAGATAAATGGATTTTGCTTACAAATATAATCTTGCTTGGCATTGCGATCTATGGCTTGACCATAGGCGCATAGCCAGCCGCAATCGGCGCCGGTGGTATCTCTACTATTTTTAGGTAAAAAGCGTATGTAATCAACCACTTACAGGCTGCCCGGGGCAAGTCGGTAAGTCCTTGAAATCATTAGAGAAACTAAGACAGGTGTGATATATTTGCAACAGTTAGACATAAAAATGCGATTAAATGAATTTTGTTGTTGACTTTTGCCTTTGGTTTATGTTATAACTATATTATCTAATTAGGAGAATATAACCATGAAGAAAAAGATTTATGTTGCGAAACCTGTTGAAGGTTGTGAACAATGTGAACTGCTAACTGAAACCTTTGATGATGCAACGGCTTGTAACGAATGCATTGAATATGGTGAAGCAGAAATTGTTGAAATAGAAATTGATGTTGATGAAAAGGAGATATAGAACATGAACACGATTTGGATTGTTAAAGACCAGCATGGCGAAATTTTAGACTTGTGTGCAGATGAACTTACTGCTCACGCTGTTAAGAAAGATGCAGAAATTAAATATTGTGATTTCAGCATCACTATAATAGAACATCAACTGACAACTCGTGATGATGTTGGACAGGTAATTATCTTTGAACCTGAAGATGAGGGGATGGATACTTTTGAACTAACATTAGAAAGGAAGGTGTGGGATGCCTAGCAAAACTGGAAGAAATCCTGTCGGCAAAGGTCGCCGCAAGATTGGATCGCAGAAGCGTAAAAATCGCCGCAAGAACAGAAAGAATAAATAGTCTGAAAAGACTATTTAATTCAATGACTTGCAAGACCCCGGGGGCGCGACCCATAACCCATTGTTTTTATTGGGAAAATCTGTTGCATAAATGTCACACTTTTGGATAATTTGAAAAAAAATGCGTTTGAGGCGCATTTTTTTCTTGCAAAACCTTGAATATTAGTCTATAAATACCTATATATAAAGAGTCAACAAAACGAGGATGAAAAATTGGCTAACTACATTATATCAATCAACGATGGCAATTCAACACTGTTCAAGACTGGCTGGACTGGAAATCACCGCTTGGATGGCGACAACTTTCCAGAAGGTCGGTTCAAGGAATTTTTGCGCTCTTATGGTCGCAATGGTTGGACTGTTGGCTTTCACAACTGTTTGGTGATGGATGATGATCGCAAAACTTATTTGGTCGAACAACTGTCACAGATTATGATGGCACGCAAAGGGCTTGACCATTTCAAGGCTCAAACAGATGCGATTGCTGTCGGCATCAAATCTGGATGGACTGAAATTTTTGCTGTATCGCTCAACCAAATCAGAGGCTATCAAGGGAAGGCTGTTCAGATATGCAAAAAATTCAACTGGAATTTTCGCAAAATTCTGAACTACATCAAAACTTTCTGTCAACAACATTTTGGGAGTGACAACTATGCAGAATATAAATATGGCGAAAAAGTCTGGAGAACAACGCCCTTTAATCGTAAGGTCAAAAAGGTCAATCGCCAGACTAAGAAATGACCTTCATTTTGTGAATAAGAAAAGACTGATGAAACTAGCGGAGAAATTGAAAAATGATTAAACTTGAAAATCTGAGACATGACGAAATCGAAAATCTCACCAATGACGAACTGCATGAGGCGGTTGTGTTGTTGGAAAACGCTCAACCTTCAGAGCGTCAAGCGCAACTGCTAAATCGTGCGCTTGATGAAATTGACGAGCGCGAACAATGGCAAGACGATGGTCAGCCAGATTGGGCGCAAGAATGGGAAGATTTTGGGGAGGTCTACGACGATGCGCCAGAATACATTTAAGCGGTTGGCTGTCGGTCTCTATCTTGGCTATTCGGTCGCAACTGATACGATAATTTGGGGAGGCGCGTTATACTGGCTGATTTTTAAGTGAAATCAACCAGTTACGGCGCGGCCGGGGGAGCGGCTAAGTCATTGATTTAATTGATAAAATGTGTTGCATAAATACAACACTTTTGGCTTTTTACGAAAAAAATGCAATCACACTGCATTTTTTGCTTTACTTTCTGGAAAAAATCGTTTATAACTATATATATTAAATCAGAGAGCGTTAAGAAAGGTCATGTGACTAGTCCTGAAAATGGAAACCTCTCTTAGTCATAAGGATGTTAAAAATGACTGCAAAAAATGTTAACTACTCACCAGAACTCACTCAAAAGGCTGTTGACCTCTATCAAGAGGGAATCGCTATTTCTGAAATCGCAGATGCGATTGGAAAATCTGTGCGTTCTGTTCGCTCAAAATTGGTTCGTGAAGGTGTCTATGTGACACAACCAAAACAGACTGCTAAAAAGTCTGATGAACCAACCAAAAAGGAAATTATGATTGAACTTGAAAAAGTCGTTCCATTTCCTGCTGATGGTCTGATGGGTGCAACTAAAGCCTGTCTGTTGGCTATCTTGGCTCACTACGAGCAATAAAAAAATATGGGGGTGAAATTCCCCCAACTCTTTCAATTAAGGATG